ACCAAGAAGCCGACCTATTCGATCTCCACTACGCGCAGTCGTCCGACATCATCACCTTGACCCACCCAAAATACCCAGTGCGGGAACTCGCCCGATTAGGTGCTACGGAATGGACGTTGACGACCGTATCGTTTGCCGCGCCGAGCACGGCGCCGACGGGGGTAACGGCAACACCAACCGTTGCCGCCAGCACTAACCTAACCCAGACCAAGTACGCCGTCACCGCCGTTCAAGCGGATGGCGTGACTGAAACCTTGGCTAGCGCAAGCGCCACTGCAACCAACAACCTGACCCTGGCAGGAAATTTCAACACGATCAGTTGGACCGGCGTAAATGGCGCCGCACGCTATAACGTCTACAAACTACGTGGCGGCATCTATGGCTATATCGGTCAGACCGTACCAGTGGCTGGCGTCACCAAGGCCATCAGCACGATAGTGCAGGGATCCTTGAGTGGGGCCAACCAGATAAAGTCAACCACGGTCACCGTCACGACGTCAGCCGCTCACGGCTTTACTACCGGGGACTATGTACTCCTCTCCGGGGCGTCAAACTCCTGGTTGAACGGTTACTTTCAAATTACCGTTACCAGCACCACCACGTTTACTTTTCTATCAACGAAGAACGCCTACGCCAGCTCATCGGGCGGGGTAGCCAGTAAGCCCGCCCTAACCCTGGTTGATGACAATGTACTCGCCGACACTACCTCGAGCCCACCGGAAGACATCATCGCCTTGAATGCTGAGGCCGATGACTACCCAAGCGCGACCACCTACCACGAACAACGCCGCTGGTTTGCCGGTACCAACAACAAACCCCAAGTGCTGTGGGCTACCCGCACCGGCACTGAAAAAAATATGACCAGCTCGATCCCCTCCCGCGAAGCCGACGGCATGGAGCTACGGGTCGCAAACGCGCAGTACAACCAGATTCGACACCTGGTCGCGCTCTCCGACATGATCGCACTCACCGCCGGTGGTGAGTTTCGAATCTACGCAGAAGGCGCCCCCGCGATCACCCCGACCTCTGTCACGATCAAACCGCAAGGCTACGCCGGCGCAAGCAACGTGCAGCCCGCCATCACCTCGGGCTCGATCTTGTACGTGCAGGCACAGGGCTCACGCGTGCGCGAGCTGTCCTATAGCTGGGAAGCCAATTCCTACCGCACGCTCGACGTCTCCATCATGGCGCCGCATCGCTTTAACGGCTACACGTTGCGCCAGGTTGCCTTCGCCCGCGCACCGGACCCGATGCTCTGGGCGATCCGCGACGATGGGGTGTTGTTAGGGATGACCTACCTGCCGGACCAGAAGGTTTACGGATGGCACGCGCACGACACCGACGGCCTCTTCGAGAGCGCCTGCGTCGTGGCCGAAGGTAATGAGGATGTTCTCTACGTTATCGTCAAGCGCGTCATCAATGGGCGCACCGTGCGCTACATCGAACGCCTACGCACGCGGATTTTCAGCGAACTCAAAAACTCTTTTTTTGTTGACTGCGGTCTCACCTACTCAGGTACCCCAACCAGCTCGCTGTCTGGACTGTCGCACCTTGAAGGCAAGACGGTCAGCATCCTGGCCGATGGCGCCGTGCAACCGGAGCAGAACGTCACCAACGGGGCAATCACTTTAGTTTCCGCTGCCAGCACCATCAGCGTGGGCCTGGGCTACGTGTCTGATCTGCGCACCTTGCCGCTTGCCCTCGAGGGCGTGCAGGCCTCGGGGCAGGGCACGACCAAGAATGTGAACAAGGTCCACCTCCGCGTGGGGCAATCCTCCCTGGTCAAGGTCGGTCCTTCGTTTGACCGCCTGCGCGAGTACCCGGCACGCGCCGTGACCGACCCCTACGGCTCGCCGCCGGCCTTACGCGATGGCGAGCTTTCGCTCTCTATCGACCCGAGCTGGGGCCAAGACGGCGCCGTGTGCGTGCGCCAGGACGCACCGGTCCCACTCACCGTGCTCTCGATGGCCCTCGAAATCCAGACCGGTGGCTGAGATCCTCATCCGCGCCACCGAACCCGGTGACGCTGAGCTGCTGGCCGCGAACATGCGGACCAGCGACATCGAGGAGCTGGCAGCCTGCGGGCACGCAGACCCGCTCTGGGTGGTCCAACGCAGCGTTGGCCACTCGATGCTGTGCTGGTCAGCGTTCGCTGATGGCGAGCTCGCCTGCATCATCGGCGTCTCGGCCGTCTCAATCATCAGCGGCATCGGCTCCCCCTGGATGCTCGGCACCCCGGTGCTCGACACGCAGCGCCGTGTCCTTGTGCGCAGGACACCCAAGTACATTGGGCAAATGCTAAAGGCCTTTCCGCACCTGGTGAATTTCGTTCATGCAAAGAACGTGACCAGCGTGCGTTGGCTCAAGCGCCTCGGGTTCACCCTCCATGAGGCTGCACCATTCGGCGCTCTGGGCGAAGCCTTCCACCGTTTTGAACTGCGAGCCTGAACATGTGTGAACCCATTACCCTTGCAGCATTATCCGCAGCTGGTACTTATGGCGCCGCGAGCGCCGGCATCATTGGCGCAACCGCTGCCACCGCGGCAACTGCGACGACAGCCGCAACCGTGGCTACCACTATGACGACGATGCAGGCACTGAGCCTGGCAGCGACCGTCGGTAGCACCGTGATGGCCGCCGGCTCCGCTTACCAGCAGAGCCAGATCGCGCAGCAGACGGCAAACAACAACGCCAAGACCGCCGAGATCCAGGCACAAGACGCGCAGCGCCGGGGCGAGAAAGACGCCATCGCGATCCAACAGAAGGGCGCCGCATTCAAGAGCGCACAGCGCGTAAGCCTGGCGACCAAAGGGCTCGACCTTGCCTATGGCACCGCTGCTGACCTGCAAGATCAGACAGATTTCTTCTCACAATCAGACGCTGCCACCGCACGTACCAACGCCGCAAAAGAGGCCTGGTCGATGCGTGCGCGTGGCGCCAACTACCAGGCGGAAGCGATGTCGAACAGCCCTTATATGGCGGCCGGCGGCTCGCTGCTCGCTGGTGGCGCACAGGTCGCTGACAAGTGGTACCGCTACAAAAGCGGCAACCTGGACACCCGTTACCAGACGGCGGGCTAACCGATGCCGACCGTACCCGTCTACCAAACCAATCAGGTCCGCGACCAAGCACTGCAAGGCGGCTTTCAACAAGAGGTCGACGTCACCAAGAATGCCCGCGCCCTGGCGCAGGGCCTCGGCGTCGCCGGCCAGATGCTGGACCGTGGCGTCATCCGTGAGGCCGAGGCTGCCTCGAGTAAAGCAGACACCGAGATCGCTGCCGGCTGGTTGCAGTGGGACGCTGCGAACCGCAAAAACTTCCAAGGCGAGAAGGCCGACGGGTATCAGGCTGCTGCCCAGCAATGGTGGGGCAAGGCTGCGCAGACCTACGGCTCAAGCCTGGACCCGATGGCAAAGGGGCTGGTCAGCCAGTCCCTGAATCGCCGGCAGGCAGCATCGCTTGGCCAGGTCGCGCAGTTCGTTGAAGTCGAAAAAGAAAAGCACGCCGACAACACCTACGCAGCGAATGTCGCTACCTCGGTCCAGTTTGCCGTTTCGAGCGGTGACGTTGCGGGTGGCTCCCAGCGCGTGCGTGAGCTCTCCGCGCAGGTCGGCGCCCGCAAGGGTTGGAACACCGAAGAGGTGCAGGCCGAGACTCTCAAGAATCTATCGCAGCTCCACGTTTCCCAGATTGCCAAGCTGACAGAGCTGCCGGGCGGCGCCGCACTGGCCGACAAGTACTACCAAGATAACAAGACAGAAATCGCATTCGCTGCGCAGCCGAAGATCGAGCAGGTCATCAAGGCCGAGGTCGATAACCAGAAGGCTACACAAACTGCCGCTGAAGCCGCCCCGTTACCCCTGGCGGACCAGCTCGCACTTGCGGCCAAGATCGAAGACCCGGCGCTGCGTGAGAAGACGCTCATGCAAATGAAGAACAACTACTCGCTGGCCAGGGAAGCCAAGCGCGAGGTCGAGCAGAAGTTTGCCGACGACGCTTGGCAGCTGGTGGGCAAGAACAAGAAAGTGCCGGAAGCGATCCTGATGGGCATGGACGGCCGCGAGCGCGTGCAGCTCCAGGAGCACCTCCGCGTCAAGGCTGATCGCCTGACCGTGGGTAAGACCGTCAAGACCGACTGGAAGACGTACATCGATACCCGCGAGGCGCTGTTCAACGGCACGAAGGTAAACCTCGCCGGGCTCACCGAGAAGATCGCGCCCGCCCAGCTCGAGCAGCTGCTGGACATTCAGACCAAAACGTCAAAGCCGGGCAAGTTGCCCGAGGTAGCGACGTCCGAGCAGCAAATCGGTGCCTACACCAACACCTTGAATCTCGGGGGCGAAAACAACGCCACCAAGCGCGGCCAGTTCACCGGCGCGGCGCAAGACCTTTTCAACGAACACCTGAAGCGTACCGGCAAAGAGCCAGACTTCGACGAGCGCCAGAAGATCCTCGACAAGCTCACGACCAGCGTCGTGACCAAGAAAGGGTTCCTGTGGGATGACACTGCGCCCGCGTACACGCTACCCCGCGACCAGGTCCGCTCAACAATGCAGCCAACCACGGCACCTGCTACCGCACCAAAAGAAAAATTCACCGTTGGCCAGACGTACACCGACGCCAAAGGCAACCGCGCCACGTATGCAGGCGCAGGAAAATGGAACCCCGCTCAATGACCTTCGATCCATCCACTGCCAGCCCCGACACCACCTTTGACCCGAATTCTGCACAACTCGATACCGGCATCCCTTTAAAAACAGTCCTCGAGACTGCGGTCAAGACCAACCCGGACCAGGCGGCACGCGCCACCCAGCTATCGAAAGAGACCGGCATTCCGGACGATGTCGTGGCCCGGAACCTGATGGATGTCGAGTTCCAGGCAGCGGTCAACAAGGCCGATGAATCGTTGAAGGGTTCGCCAATCCTGGCCAAGCAGATGCGCGAGCGCGTACGCCTTGCCGTGCAAGCGCACGATGACGTCGAGCCACTCAAAAAGGTTGAGTCAAGTTTTGTTGCGCTCGCTGCCGCCGGCGCCAGCCAGGCGGTGTTGGGCGTATCTGAAAGCCTATTCCGCACGCCTGACGCCGCGCAACGTGTTACCGGCTACGTCGCCGGCCTGGTTGAAAAGACCGGCCTGCCCGCCATCGTCAACCCGGTTCGCGGCTTGGAAGACGTCCTGCGCATTCTGTCGCAAGGCCAACTGCCAGCCGGTACGAAAATGTTCGCCGGCACAAGCCAGGTTGCCGACGCCATCTCTTCCGCGACGAAGACCTTGGCAGACGACCCGGCCACGTTTGGCAACAGTTTCAGCGACCTACGTAAGCTGGCACAAAACGCAGACACCGCGCTCAAGACGGCGGTGCAGACCGGCCAAGTAGGCCAGCTCGGCCAGGTGCTAACTGACAAAAACTACTGGACCGCATTTATTGGCCAGGCTATCCCGTCGCTTTATACCGCCATGAAGTCTGGCGGTTCCGTGCCGTTCATGGCATGGATGGAGGGCATGGAGCAGGCCAGTAGCGCTGCCGACTTTGAGCGCCGCACGGGCCAGAAGATTAGCGACGCCGACTTTACACAAGCCACCATGCAGACCGCACTGGTCAATAGCTGGCTCGAAAAAACCGGCCTGGACAAAGTACTCGGCGCCCAAGGTAAGGGCGTGCGCGGCGTGGTCGGTGCGATTTTCGGTGAAGGTTTTACCGAATCCCTGCAACAGGTCAACAGTAACCTCGCGACGATGCTGTCGTTCGACAACGCGCAATCGTTGCTCGAGGGTGTCGTGGCGTCCTTCATGGGCGGAGCCGGTGCAGGCGGTGGCGCAGCAACAGCGCGTAACGCAGTCACAAAGGTGCAGGAAACCGTTAACCGTCGAGCTCAGGAACAGAACGACGCTAACACGCATGCAGAGACGCTTCGATCCTCGATCCAGACCGCAGCCACTTCAAAGCTGCGCGAGCGCAACCCGGAAGAGTTCCGCACCCTGGTCCAGGCAATGGCCGACCAGACTGAAGGCGCACCGACGGAAGTGTTCGTCGATGCCGAGGTACTGAACCAACTGGCGCCCGAGGTGCTGGCACAACTGCCAGGCGTTGCCGAGCAGATGGAAGCCGCGCTGGCTGCCAATGGCGCAGTGTCCATTTCGATTGGCGATGTGCTCGCGGTTGCCCCTGGCACCCCGCTCGAGCAGACCCTGGTCGAACACTCACGCATCGGCGACTCGAGGGCGATGAGCCAGTTCGAGTCGAAGGAAGCCGGCGCCAAAGCCGAAGAGTTCCTGGCGCAAGAAACGCAGCGCGTCATCCAGCAAGCCAATGACCAGCAGGCCATGCAGGAGTCGCATGACCGCGTGAAGCAGTCCATATTGGACCAGCTCAACACCGCCGGCCGATTCCGCAAGGATGTGAACGACGCCTACGCAACCTGGACCACCGCGTTTTATACGACGATGGCCGGGCGTTATGGCATTACGCCTGAAGAGATGCAGGCAAGGTACTCACTGAAACCCGTCAGCAAAACCGGCCAGGGGTCGGTGCTCAATGAAGAAGCCGACTTCTTCAATCAAGACGGTCGGCTAATGGGCATCAACGTCCGCAACGACTCGGGCGCAGGCTTGGCGTATGCCGATGCCATCGTTGACGGGACAAAAACTTTTGAAACGCGCAATTCAGATTCATTGCGCCCCTACGTTGGCCAACGGGTCGCGATAGTTCGTACCGGCGCTGGCAAGGCAAAAGCCATCGGCGAAGTAACACTTGGCGAACCCATCTTGGTTGACGAGGCTCGGTTTCGTGAGATGCAGGCACAGCACTTGGTGCCTCCGGGCAGTACTTTTGACATTGCACCCGGCGGGCAAAAGTACCTGTACCCGATGCAGGATGTGGTGCGGTATGAATCAGAGCGTGATGTTGGCGCAGGCATCATCGCAAGACAAGTCCTTAACCAGTCCGCAAGTATCCGCGCAGGCGATGAAACCCTGCAAGCCTACGGTTTAGAGCCGGGCAAGCAGTACAACACCCGCCAGATTGCGCAGGCGCTGGAAGCACGCCAGCTCGAGAAGTACGGCAGCATCGCCCGCGATGACCGCAGCCAGGAAGCCATCAGCAAGATTGCTGACTGGATCATGGCCGAGGTCAAGTTTGAGATGGAGAACCCTTCGAACTCCGGCGTGGGCTGGTATTCGGAGAAATTCCAGAATGCGCTCAACACAATGGGCGAAACCTTCCCTGAGCTGCTGACCGACCAGAATGCCCGCGATGTGATGACCTCACTGATCGCCATCACTTCAGATGGCCAGAAGGTGATGGGCAATACAAATCAGGCGATGGACATCTACGCGAATTTCCGCGAGACAGGCCAGTTCACCACCGACATCGGACACCAGCGCCAGGACAGCATCGACGGCAACCTTGAGGTTTTGCAGAATCTGTTCGATGAGCTGGGCGCAGAAGGTATGCGCGACTTCCTGATGAACGAGAAATCCATCTCGGATCTAAAGAAGATCGCCAAGGCCAACGGCACAGAACTCAAATCGGATTACCAGGCCATCATCAAGATGCCAATGGCAGTCGTTGCCCTGGGCCCAAAGCTCGGTGCGTTCTATGCCAACCTAATGGGCTCGCACGGCTACCTGACAATGGACCGCTGGTGGTCGCGCACGTTCAACCGTTATCGCGGTGGCCTGCTGACCAAGCCGAGCGATTCAAGCCTGCGCACGTTTGCCGCTCTCATTGGCAAGCCGCGCATGAGCGATGACAGGGTATTGCAGGCGGTTCTCAAACCGCAGGCTGCACTGGAAGCCCGTGGCTTTAAGACTCAGCTGGCAGTGATGGTCGGCAAGTCAGAGCCGGGCAAGACAGCCGAGAAAGTCGCTTGGATGGAGGAAGCCAAACGGCTGGCTGGCGCCAAGTTCGACAAGCTGTACAAAGAACACAACATCGAACGTGCTGCAAACACCATCTACAAGATGGCTTTTGTTAACTTGGAAGATGCCCCATTCGGTGCAAAAGACCGCACGTTCATGCTGGATGCGACCAACGCAGCCCAGAAGAAACTGGCAGCTGAAGGGTATAATCTGTCTATTGCCGACATCCAGGCAATCCTGTGGTATTACGAGAAAAAACTATATGGCGAACTTGGCGCAAGATCCTCCGGCAAAATCAGCTACGAAGAAGCAGCAAGAATCGTCGTCGATGCCCGAAACAACGGAATCGATATTTCAGAACTCGAGTCCCCAGACGAAGATGAAGATTCTGACCCAGCTGAAGGAGGAGTACCTCTCGGCGAAGAAATCTACAACGCCGGTAACGAATCCGACGGAGTCCTAAACCAGTCCCCGACCTTCTACTCGGCGCTGTCACGCGCTGTCGAGGGCGCAAAGCAATCCAAGGCGCCAGCTAAAGACTGGCTCGCCATCATCACCAAGCTGCCCGGCGTCAAGGCCGAAGAGGTCGAATGGACCGGCTTGCGTGAATACCTTGAGCTCCGAGGCAAAGACCAGGTCACCAAGCAAGAGATCAGCGACTACCTCGCAGCCAACGGCGTGCAGGTTGATGAGGTGATGAAGGGTGAGGCCGATCCGGTTGCGGCCCGCCAGCAAGCTGCTGATGACATGCGCGAGACGATGGAAGCCGGGGGCAGCTTTGACATAGACGCGCAGTCGGCGCTTGACCAGTGGCTTACTAGCGCGCCGGACTCGCAGATGGCTCGACAAGCTGGAGTTCTCCTTGAAGAAAAATTATCCGAAGCTGGCGATAACCGCTCACCATCTGAATACATTGAAGCAGGGCAAGAGCAGACGGATAGCACAAAGTACGCGGGCTACCAACTACCCGGTGGCGAGAACTACCGCGAGCTGCTGCTGACGCTACCGAGCGGCAGCACTAACACTGATGCCAGGGATTTCTTGCGCAGCCTTGGCGAGGACCCAGAGGCCTATTACGGCTTCACAAACCCCGCCGACTATGACGCCGTCGCTTTGTCAAAGGGCTGGAAACCTAGCGGCAAGCCCTCGACAGACTACCGGTCCAACCACTGGGAAGAAAAGAACATCCTCGCCCACATCCGCTTCAATGACCGCATCGATGCCGATGGCAAGAAGGTGCTGTTCATTGAGGAGCTGCAATCCGACTGGGCGCAGGACGGGCGGAAGAGGGGATTCGGCGACAAGTTGATGGATGGCTATTCTCTGGTTGAGCAAGAGCCGGGGTTCTACCATTTGCGGGATAAAGAAAGCTCGCTGCCGCTTGCCTACGGAAGCCTTGAAAAGGTTGAGAAGAAAGCAAAGCTACTCGGCGTCCTCAAAATCGGTGTTCCCACCGCCCCATTCGTCGGCGAGACCAAGGCCTGGCTCTCGCTCGGCATCAAGCGAATGATTCGCTACGCAGCCGAGAACGGCTACGACAAGGTCGCTTTTGTTAACGGCGAGCAGTCTGCTGATCGCTATAATTTGAGCAAGCAGGTTGACCGCATTGTGTGGCTGCCCGGAACCAATGGGCTTGGTGGTGAGCTTAAAGCCTACGATGCTCGTCGTCAGGAAGTCGTCTCAAAATCAAACGTAAGTGATGCAGACCTTTCCGACTTGGTGGGTAAAGAAATTGCAGAGCGGATTTTGTCGAGAACACCTGATGCCAGCGGGTTTGTGGACCTTGAGAACCAAGATCTGAAAGTTGGCGGCGAAGGCATGAAGTCCTTCTACGACAAGATCGTGCCGCAGACAGCCAATGACGTATTGAAAAAACTCGGTGGCGGGAAGATCGAGACGATTGCGTTTAAGAGTCAACGTGAAAGACTTCTCAAACAACGAAACGAAAGCGAAGTTGGCTCACGAGAATACGAGCAGGCTAGCATGGCTCTTTACGAAATCGCGCAAGAAGGTGCTGCACCAGAAATTGCCGAGCAAGCCGGCTTCACCATCACCGACGCCATGCGCGAATTGGTCATGGGCGGTCAGGCGTTGTTCCAGGGGGCACGCGGCACCTTCAACCCGAAGACCCTCGAGCTGGCGCTCAATGAGAACGCCGACCTCTCCACGTTCCTGCATGAGACTGGCCACTTCTTCCTCGAGGTGATGGCCGACCTGGCCAGCCAACCCGACGCGCCGGCCGACATCCAGTCGGACATGGCCGAGCTTGCAAAGTGGTTTGGCATCGCTGACCTGGCTACATGGAATGCCATGAGCCTGGACCAGAAGCGCCCATACCATGAACGCTTCGCCGAGTCCTTCGAGCAGTACCTGCTCGAGGGCAAGGCGCCGAGCGTCGAGCTGCAACCGCTGTTCCGTAAGTTCCGGGCGTGGATGCTCAATGTTTACAAATCGCTGAAGGCATTCATCGCAGCGCACCCGGAAGGCGACGTCCAGCTCTCCGACGAAGTGCGCCAGGTGTTCGACCGCATGCTGGCCAGCGAGGCACAGATCGCCGAAGCCGAGCAGGTCGCCGGCCTGCTACCTGAAGAAAACGCCACCGCCGAGGCAGTCGAGAAGCTGACAGCTCGCTCGCTGCGCGATCTGAAGTGGACCGTAAACGCCCGCAGCAAAGCAATCAAGGCGCTGCAAAAGCAGGCTGCCGAATTGCGCAAGGGTGTCGAGGCCGAGATCCGCGCCGAGGTTGGAGCCCAGCCAGTCTACGCAGCGCGACAGTTTTTAAAGACCGACACCAAGCTCGACACCGCGACCTTGAGCGAGATGTACATGGGCGAAGGCGACAAGTACGCACTCCTCGACTGGAAAACGCTATCTGACCAGAAACTAGCCGGTACGGATGGCGTCCATCCTGACATCATTGCCGACATGTTTGGCTTCGAAAGTGGAGACGCCTTGGTCCGCAGCTTACTGACTGCCGAGCCAATGGCCAGCGTTGTCGAGGGCATGACGGATCAACGCATGCTCGAGGAACATGGCGACCTGATCGACCAGCGTGCCATTGCGTCAGCGGCCAATGAAGCCGTCCACAACGAAGCCCGCGCACGCAGCCTGGCAACCGAGCTGCGCAGCCAGGCAGAGATGCTGAACCCGCGCACCGACACCGGTGAAGTCAACGCGAAGGGCAGCAAGATCACGGTTAACGCCATCGTCGAGGCAGCCAAGCAGTTCGCTGCCAACGTGATCGCACGCACCCCACTGCGCGATCTGAAATCCAAGGTTGTGCAGCACACCGCGGCCGAGCGTCGTGCCGGCAAGCGCTGGCAGGAACACACGGCCAAGGGCGAGACCCAGGAAGCCGTCAAGGCCAAGCAGGACCAGGTGCTCAATAACGCCGCAGCCAAGGCGGCAGTCGAAGCGCAGGAAGAAATGCGCAAGATCCTGACGTTCTTCAAGCGCGTCATTAAAGACGGCAACGAGAAAACGGTCGAGAAGGGCCGCGATCCTGACGTCGTCAACGCAGCGCGTGCCATCCTGGGCGCCTACGGTATCGCACCGAAGGGCGCAAAGAACGCCGCCGAGTACATGGACCTGGTCGCCAAGAACGACCCAGCCATGTTCGCCGCGCTGCAATCCTCAGTGCAGGGTGCGCTCAACATGGCGCAGCCACTGGACGCGCTGACGATGGAAGAGCTGCGCGGCTTGCACGAAGAGATCCAGGCCATGTGGCACCTGGCCAAGCGCTCGCGCCAGATGGAAGTCGACGGCGACATGATGGAGATCGACGACGCCGCCGAGCAGCTCCAAGAGCGCATGCAGGAAATCGGTGTACCTGACGCAATGCCAGGCGAGACCGGCGCCATCACGAAGCGCGAGGCCGCTGGCCGGGCGCTCCAGTTTGCTGGATCGCTGCTTCGCCGTGCAGAGCAGTGGGCCGATGGAATGGGCTCCGCATTCACGAAGCTGGTATTCCAGCCAATCAAGGATGCAGCCAACGCCTACCGGGCTGACCGGGTGAAGTACCGCAAGGCTTACCAGGCACTGGTCGACAAGGTCGCGCCGTACCTGCGCAAGGGCACCATCGCCGCCCCTGAGCTGAACTACACGTTCGGCAAGGGCCACAATGGCATCGGCCACGCTGAGCTGCTCCACGCGATCCTGCACACCGGCAACGAGTCCAACAAGCGCAAGCTGTTGCTGGGTCGCAAGTGGGCGACAGAGAACGAAGACGGCACGCTCGACACCACGGACTGGGACAACTTTATCCAGCGCATGTGGTCGACCGGCGTCCTGACTGGCGACCACTACACCTTCGCACAAGGCGTGTGGGACCTGCTCGAGCAGACCAAGCCCCTGGCCCAAAAGACGCACCGCGATGTGTTCGGTCGCTACTTTGCCGAGGTCACGGCGGACGAGTTCGAGACGCCTTTTGGCACCTACCGTGGCGGCTACGTGCCAGCACAAGCTGACCCGCGCATTGTGCAGGATGCCGCTCTGCGGGATCTCGCATCGACCGAGAACGAGAACATGGCGTTCTCATTCCCAGGCACCAACAAAGGCTTCACCAAGGGCCGCGTCGAATACAACCGGCCGCTGCTACTGGACCTGCGCACCATCGGCCAGCACATCGACAAGGTGCTGCTGTTCTCGCACATGGAGCCAGCGGTGCGCGATGTGAACAAGCTGCTGTCCCGCAAGGGCGTGAGCTACTCGCTCGGTCGCATCGACCCAACGATCTACGCCGGCATGCTGACGCCCTGGCTCAACCGCAGCGCACGCCAGATCGTCGAGACCCCAATCGTGGGCGACGGCGGCATCTCCCGCGTGCTCTCAGCAGCTCGAGGCCGTGCAGGCATGGCGCTGATGTTCGGCAATATCAGCAACGCCATCCAGCAGCTCACCGGCTTCTCGACGGCTTTTTCTAAACTCAAAGCCGATGGCCTCGAGTCGCACATGATGAAGGCCACCGCGCAGTTCATCACGAGCCCGAGGAAGTCGGCCCAGGCAGTGAGCGATGCCAGCCCGTTCATGGCCACGCGGATGGAGAACGAGATCTCGGCCATCAATGATGCAATGGACGCGATCCTGCTGGACCCGAACCTGTACCAGAAGGCACAGGCCTGGACCCAGAAGCACGCCTACTTCCTGCAAAGCGCACTGGCCAACACGATGGAGCCGATCATCTGGAGCGCCGGCTACAACGCAGCGCTCGAAAAGAACATGAGCGAGAAGGAAGCCGTGCGCTACGCAGATGGCCTCATCCGCCAGACCCAGGGCTCGACCTTGCCGGAGGATGTGAGCCGGATCGAGACGGGTCCTGCTTACGCCAGGGTGTTCACGCAGTTCATCGGCTACTTCAACATGATGGCCAACACCAACGCCACCAGCTTAAAGCAGGTATCGCAGGAGATGGGTGTCAAGAAGGGCGCCGGCAAGATGCTCGGCATCGTGGCGCTGGGCATGCTCGTGCCACTCTGGACCGCCGAGGCAATCGCTATCGCGATGCGCGGGGGCCCGGACGATAAGGACGATGACGGCTACCTGGACGACTGGCTGGCTGCGGTGTTCGGCATGGGCACGATCAAGGGCACGCTCGCGATGATTCCATTCGTGGGCACGCTCGGCAACGCCGCGATCAATCGCTTCAACAACAACCCGGCCGACGACAAGATGAGCTTGTCGCCTGCGGTCAGCATGCTCGAGGCGGCGGTCGGTGTGCCGAAGGACGTCTACATGGCAATCACCGATCCCGACAAGCTGAACAAGCGCAACGCCGTACGCGATGTGGCGAGCGCCATCAGCCTGCTGACCGGCCTACCAGCCACGGCGATTGCACGACCCCTCGGCTACATCGCTGCACTGGAAAGCGGGAAGGTCAACCCAACCAGCCCGCTCGACGCTGCACGGGGCCTGGTGACCGGCACGCCGAGCCCAGGCAGCAAGTAAGGTGGCAGTGTCCGTGGATACGCCCCTGCGACCTACCATCAAGGTAACTTCGCAGGAGCGTATCCATGACCATCGCATCAACCACCCGTAAAGCAGGCCCACTGCTCGGCACGGGTTCGCAAACCGCCTGGCCGTTCGCCTTCAAGGTGTTCGCCGCGGGTGACGTTGCTGTCACGATTGCCAACAGCGCTGGCGTCGAAACTGCGCTCGTGCTCAACACCGACTACTCGGTAGCACTCAACTCAAACCAAGAGACCAGCCCCGGCGGTACGATCACGTACCCGATCTCTGGTAGCGCATTACCCTCGGGCAGCGTGCTCACGGTCAGCGGCGATGTCGACTACGACCAGCCACTGGACCTGCCAAGTGGCGGCAACTTCAGCCCACTGGCAATTGAAAACCAGCTTGATCGCGCAACGATGCAGATCCAGCAGCTCAAAGAACAGGTTGACCGCTCGGCAAAATTACCGGTTACCAGTTCGGTCGATGCCGATGCCCTGGTCGCGGACCTTGTGCGCCTGGCTGACAGCGCTGACAACATCGACACCGCCGTTGCCAATATTGCCGCGATCCAGACTGTCGCGAGCGACCTGAATGAGCCGGTGTCTGAAATCAACACCGTGGCCGTGTCCATCGCGAACGTCGACGCCGTCGGCACCAACATCACCAGCGTAACCACGGTCGCGGGCATTAGCGCCAACGTGACGACCGTCGCCGGCAATGCCACTAACATCAACGCTGTAGCTGGCAACGCAACCAACATCAACGCGGTCAATGCGAACAAGACAAACATCGACACGGTCGCTTCCAATAACACGAACGTCAACACCGTCGCGACCAACATCACCGCAGTCAACACCGCCGCTACGAATATTTCTGCGATCATCGCCGCGCCCAGCCAGGCTGCTGCCGCTGCTGCAAGCGCTGCCGCTGCTGCTGCCTCTGCTGCATCCGGCATGTACTCGAGCGTCCAGGACAAGAGCGCGAACTATACCGTCGTGGCGGGGGACGCAGGCGACCTGCTGCGCGTCGATAGCAGCGGTGGTGCGCGTACGATTACGCTACCCGCGATCAGCTCCCAGGACGACGGCTTTAAGGTGGCCATCGTTAAGTGGACGGGAGACGCAAACACCGTCACGGTCCAGTGCTCAGGCAGCGATCTTATAAACGGTTCCACTACTTACGTGCTCGACGCGCAGTACAAGAGCGCGACCTTCGTTGCCGACTTTGAGACCAATACCTGGTTTGGCGCCGGCACCGGCAGCGGCGGCACCAACATCGTCGTCGACGCGTTCACGGGCGACGGCAGCACAACGGCTTTCACTTTATCAGGGGAGCCCGGTAGCAAAAACAATACGCTGATAATTCTGGGCGGAGTGGGGCAGCTCAAGTCGAGCTATTCCCTGGCCGGCGCCGTCATCACTTTCAGTGCAGCGCCCCCAAATGGTGTGCTCTTCGAGGTGTCCTGGTCTGTCCCGATTGCAATTGGCACGCCGAGCGATGGCACAGTGAGTGCCGTTAAGCTGGCTGATGCTGCGGTAACGACGTCCAAGCTGGCCGATACCTCCGTGACAAGTGCGAAACTAGCATCCGGCGCAGCAGCGGCAAATATCGGCTATACGCCAGCGAACAAAGCAGGTGAAACATTCACTGGGCCCGTGGTCGCAACCGCGCTATCTGACGCAATTGGAAATGCACGCTCGATTCCACAGAACGCGAAGACGGCGTCGTATACGCTTGCTGCAACAGACAACGGCCAGCACATCTCGATCACGACGGGTGGCGTTACCGTGCCATCCGGGGTGTTTAGCGTCGGCCAGTCCGTTGTTATTTTCAACAACTCGGCTTCCGCTCAGACGATTACGCAGGGAGCAAGCACCACGGTTTACAACGCAGGTGATGGCACTACCGGCAACCGCACGCTTGGTGCGCGGGGTTTAGCGACTGTGCTTTGCGTTGCTTCCAACGTCTTCGCAATCACTGGCGCGGGGTTGAGCTGATATGGGAATCATGTCGATTCTGGCTGCGGGGGGTAAGAACAGGGCAATGGTTGCCCTGACGATCTCAGCCAACACGAACAACTACGACGTCTACACCAATCGTGGTGGAGCTTATGTTGCCGGAAAATCGGACATCACCGTCACGATCAATAGCGGAGTCATTGTTGGTAGCACTTCGACAGCGGCCTATGCGCTCACAGTATCGAATAGCTTTGCGGCTGGTGATACCGTCACCATCATCAACAATGGCACAATCGTTGGTAAGGGCGGCAATGGGGGAAATAATGGCTCTACCGGAGGCGCAGGGGGAGCTGGTGGTCATGCAATAAGCCTTAGTCGAGCAACCTCTATCACCAACAACGGCCTAGTTGCTGGCGGCGGTGGTGGGGGCAGTGGTGGAGCCAATTACACATATGTTGGTGGCATGTTGATGGGTACGCAAAGTGCCTTAGGTGGCAGCGGTGGTGGTGGCGCAGGCACTAATGCAGGTGCTGGTGGTAGTGGTGCTTCATCGGGGACTGCCACTACAGGGGGAGCTGGTAGTTCAGGCGGAGGGTCTAACCCTGGCGGCGCAGGAGGAGCAAGAGGTGCTGCGGGTGGAGGAGCTAATGGTGGAGCCGGAGGTGGTGCGGCTGGTTATTATACTGTCGGAAATGCAAACGCTACTTGGACAGTTACGGGTACTCGATCCGGAAATGTTTCTTAATTAGGAATTTCAATGAACACAATAAAAATGAAAATCACCGGCTACGATCAAGCAACACAATCGTTGCTTGTGTCGTTTGCTTCCGACACCACCCAGTTAAGCGCGGGGGAGTATGCCTCGCTTGCTTTTAGCCCAGCGCAGATGTGGCCTGATGTCACGGATGTTCAACAGATACTCCGAAAGATCGCGGAAGCGGGTGTTGTATGCGCTGCACAGATAGAGAATATGGAGACGTTTGCGAACAACTCACAGACCATCAATTCGCTTCAAGCACTGGTGGGACAGGATTATGAATTTAGCGTTGCCTCATTAGCTGGCCCTCAACTTTGAAATCATGATGTCTGATTTAGTTCATCCAGTTAAAATTGATGGGCTGCTCTCGCAGGAAATGTCAAAGTATTTTCTGCGACTATTGATGTTTAAACACGCTATTGAAGGAAACGCTGGTGATCCTTTGGCCACACAAGCGTTGACGGTTGTAAGTCATCCAATGTTTTTGGATGTAGTGATGGAGCAAATCTGGGGGCGCGTCGAGGATACAGTTGGGGAGGCACTTTACCCAAGCTATGGTTATGCGAGATTACACTGTAATGGAAACACTTTAGAACGCCATAGCGATAAAGGCTTCTCTGAGATTAGCGTAACAATACAGCTAGGCCGTACCCATGATTACCGATGGCCTATTCATTACGGTGATGAAGTGTTTGAATTAGACGAGGGCTGTGGAGTCATTGCGGAGGGGTCGAAAATAGACCACTGGCGTGAACCCTGCGGTGGCCCTGACGGCTACATAACTGCTCAGGCCTCACTATTTTTTGTACGGGCAAATGGTCTTCTTACAAGGTCAAATGGCGATGGGCGGTTTTCCTATATGCCGTTTGTAAAAGATCGCGTTGAACTTCAAGATTTTGTGTCCAGTTAATACGCTGAAAAAATAATGGACCCGCGCAAAGATTGACCTGCGCTCAAGCCCCCGTAAAGCCCGCCACTGAGCGGGCTTTTTCTTGCCCGTGTCCGTGGTGGGGATGGCGCCCTCTACCATGCGGAAACACCTAAACCCAGACACCCGTCCCCCTGCAAATGACACCAGCCGAACGCGCCGAATTCATATCAGACGTCGCCGCTGCCATCCAGGCGGTGCCCACTACGCTTTCCGACGATGAGCAACGCTGGGTCAGGATGGCGATACGCAAAGAAGCACAGTCGATTGAGCTGCGCAAAGCAATCATCGAAAAAACACTGAGCGCCCTGGCCTGGTCGGCCATCGCCGGCCTTGGTTACATGATTCTCGATTTTGTTCGTAATCATGCCGGCAGGTAGAAGAACGAGATGATTGATCCCATCACAATTGGCCTGGTCATCTCCGGCGCCAAGGCGTTGAAGTCGGCATTCGACACCGCGAAGGAGGCGATGGACGAGATCCGCGCCTGCGCAGAATCAGGCGTCGACGCCAAGCACAGCATGGGATCGCTTGTGAAGTTCTTCACCGCGCAAGGTGAAGTCAAGAAAGCGTTGATCGAATCCAAGCAGCCGGCTGCTGAAGCCGACGCATCAAGTAGTCAGCGTTCAGCTACCGCAATTGCGCTCGAGGCGATGCAGTACGAAATGCAACTGCAAGACGACGAGGAAGAGATCAAGACGTATTTGATTTACAAATGCAAGCAGTCTGGTCTTTACGATGATCTGTGTCGGCGCCGCGATGCCATTGCCAATGCACGTGCCGAGCAAGAAGCGGCTGCGCGTGCGGCTGAGACCGAGCGCCTGCTTGCGGAGAAGCGCCGGCAAATGGCAATTCGTCGCAAGCGTCAGCAACGCATAGACCTAATCATCGACACGATAAGCCTGCTCTTGGGTGCCATCGCCTGCACGGTACTGATTTACGGTATTTACTGGATGTTCCAACAAGGGTAACCATGCTCACTATATTTTCCACACTCGTGTCATTCCTGATGGGCGGCCTGCCCAAGATCCTCGATTTCTTCCAGGACAAATCGGACAAGTCGCACGAGCTGAAACTTGCTTCGATGCAGACCGAGCGCGAGCTGGCGCTGGCAGCGGCGGGCTTTGCTTCGCAAGCCAAGATCGAAGAGATCAGGCTGGATGAAATACAGATACAGACATCGGCCGACACGCAGCAATCTTTGATCGGTGCGCGGCAGGCCGAAATGCAGGCGATCTATGCGCACGATGCCAGCCTGGGCGAGGGCACGAGCCGTTGGATGAAAGACCTGCGTGCCAGCGTGCGCCCAGTCATCACCTACGGGTTCTTCTTTTTGCTGTGCGGCATCGACATCGTGCTGGCCTACCAGGGCATGATCGCCGGGGTGTCTTTTGAAACACTGGCCGACCAGCTCTGGGATAACGAAACGCAGGCGCTTTTCGCCTCCATTATTGCCTTCCATTTTGGCGGCCGCGCTTTCGGCAAATGAAGACCAGCGCCAAAGCCATCGGGATGGTCCGGCACCATGAGGGCGTGCGGTTGAAACCGTACCGCTGCCCAGCCAGGCTATGGACCGTGGGAGTAGGGCACGTAATTGTGCCCGACCATGCGCGGGTCAAGTTTGAGGACCGGCTGGCCCTTGCCTGCCCGGCCGACTGGAACCGGACACTGACACTCGGAGAAGTAGATGCAATCCTTGCAAAAGACCTTGAACGCTTTGAGTCCGGCGTACTGCGATATTGTCCTGGTATTGCTGGCAGCCAAGGCATGTTTGATGCTTTGGTGAGTTTTGCATTTAACGTCGGGCTCGGCAGCCTGCAACGTAGCGGCATTCGGATGAAGACCAACCGAGGCGATTACCAAGGCGCGGCGGATGAGTTTCTGAAATGGACCAAGGCAGCTGGCAAGGTATTGCCAGGCCTGGTCAAGCGGCGCAACGATGAACGTGCCTTGTTCTTGTCTTGATATTACCTAGACGCGGAGCGCATGTAACGCATCCCACCTGCGGTGGACATCTTCTGGCCTAATATGCGTGTACCGCTTCAGTGTCTGCCAGTTAGTATGACCTGACACCTGCGCGACTTCCTCAATTTTTAGACCTGCCCAAAACAGCATCGTAATGCCCGTGTGGCGCAGATCATGGAAACGCAGATCCTTTATTTTAGGAATGCCTGTCACGGCGATGCGGTTGCGAGCGCGTTCAAATGCCGCTTCCATTGATTCGGGATTGTGCGGAAAAATACGCTCCTCCAGTTTGGGCATCGCTTCGAGAATGTCCCACGCTTTCCCCAGCAAAGGTACCACCTGGTCATTACCGATCTTGCGCTTGGGGTGCTTGACGTCACGGATAATGACGGTTCTGCGTTTGAAATCGACGTCCGCCCAACGGATGCGTGTAATCTCGCTGGCACGCCGAGGGAAAGCAAGGGCGAAGTGGTAGATCTTCACCATATCAATCGACGTCTGGTGGTGGAGATTACGACGGGCAAACTCTTCTAGTAGCGCTTCCTCTTCCTCATCGTCGACTAGCCGGGTCACTTCGCGAGATTTACCTATGATGTGATTCTCATGCAGATACTTGATTGCTAGGTCGAGCTCCGTGGGATCGACCCTAACCCCGTGGGCAAAAGGAGCAGCGTGGAGGGCTGCGGATACTGGCATTACATCGGCGTTGATCGTTGAAGGTGCTAGTCCCAACGCCTTCCTCCGAACGGCGTAGTCGACTAAATGTTTGCTGGTAAACTCGGACACCTTGACTTTCGCGAATTCAGTCGCCGCAGCTTCATAGGTATGGATACATGATCGCCCTATCGGCCTGAGTTTTTTAAGATAGGCCAAGTGCGTAAGCACTAGGTCGCCCACGGTAATACTTCGCTGGGCAGTGCCGGAAACGCCATCTTTTTTAAGTTTATCCTCGAGCCGCTCGGCCCAAGATTCGGCCAGGGGTTTGCTGGGAAATGTTTTCGATTCAGTAAAGACGATGACGCCTTGTTTTTTGATACGAACCTGGGCGAACCAAGAATCCCCGCGCTGAGTGATTGAGGCCATGTTATTTCCTTTGGGTGGGTAGGGGATGATGCACCAAACCCTAAAAAGGCGGTGCATCAAGGCCTCTATGATGCACCATTTGATGCACTCCAGCCCAAGAAATACCCTTTTTTACCCGGTTAAGTACCAAATAAAATTATAGAAACCAGCATAAAGCATGAATGAAGCCTTTAAAAATCAACTAGTTACCACGAAAAAAAAGGGTCGTAGAATCTGTGTGGCCCCGATGATGGATGCGAAGCAGCCTCTGCCAAAAGCGTTACTCCGTGCGGGTTTTGAGATTTCCTCTTTGCTGTGATGCACCGAACGGTGTGCTTTGCCCCAGTTTCGGGTAAAGAAAGTGCATCACACTTGGCTCCGCTCCCACTGCGCACGGGCCGCAGCTTCGGTTGCATCGATCCACTGGCCGAGTGTTTCTGCACTTAACATCAGGGGCGACTTCCTGCTGCTGGTCAGGCGAAATGTTGGCACTGGCAGTTCATTGCGTGCTGCTTTTTTCAGGGCCTCTTCGTAAGACAAACTGAAGTAACGCTCGCACACTTCTGACAGCGGAATGGTTGGCGTCTTGTAGATCGACATCAAGGCTAAGGATGTAATCATTGCGTACTCCTATTGAGTTTGCTGCGCTTATCCCAAGCGTCACGGCAATCGGTGTCGCACCAGCGGCGGGGAGATGCAACGTCCTCGTCGCAGTACAGGCAGAGTCCCGTTGCCGCAGGGGCCTCGGGCTTACGCACATTGCGGGCATGGGTACGGGCAAACTCTTCCCGCTCAGAAGCAAGGTCCAATTCATCCGGCATTACTAATCTCCTTTATCCGGGCTTCTGCTTTCAGCGCAGCGTAAGCAATACAGTCTTGAAGGCTGTCAATATGGGCGGGTTCGCGCTGACGGTCTCGGACATCTTTGAGTATTTGCAACAGAAGCCAGCCTTCACTTTCAGTTAATGCGGGCCGGTCAAGAATCGTATTTAGTGCGGTTACAGCGCGGCCCATACTGCGCTCGCCCTCGGGCTGGTCATACTGCTGCCCTCGCTGCTCCATCAATGCAAACGCTTTGATAAGCAAGCTATTAGCGGTCGTCATGCCGTTCCTTTCATATAATCCATCAGTGCGTCCTGCACTGACCTCTTTCCGTCTCGACGCGCTACTACTACGGCATCTACCGTGCCACGCGCCACTATGTAATGGACAAAGACATTGCGGTCTTTGCCCGCCTGCATTTGGCGCATGGGTCCCACGCGCTCAATGATCTGGTCATGGAGGTCAAGCCTCCAGGTCTGGCCGAAGAACACGATGGTGTTGCAGTGCTCTTGCAGGCCGTCGATTCCCTCGCCAATGCTGGCCGGGTGGCCGACCCACAGCTTGCCCTTGCCTTGCTTGGCCAAGGACAAGTCACCCTCATCGGCTAAGTCGAGCGCGTCTGGCCACTCGCGTTTTATTCTGGCCAGGTCTGACTTGAATTCATACGACACCAGCAATGGGTCGTCGCCGGTGGCGTCCATCAACTCTTGCAGCGCGTCGAGCTTCTCGCGATGCACCTCGATCCATGTGCCCGCGCCGTAGCGTTCGGCGTCCAGGTAGGCAGCGCCATTGGCCATCTGCAAGCACTTGTTGGACAGGGCGGCGGCGTTGAACACCTCGACCTCCTTGCCATCGATCATCGTGAAGAGCTCGCGCTCCATCTCACGGTACTTGGTGCGGGCTGACTTCGGCAGCTCGACCTCGATCACGTTAACGATGGGGTCCTTCAGATCGAACCAGTCCTTGGGGTCCAGCGTCATGCAGATGTCGGCCAGCTTGGCGTGGATCTCTTCGTGCGCGTTCGGCAGGATGACCGGCACGATGCCGGGCTTCTTGCTGATCGCATCGACGACCCGCTTGTAGGCAAACCATCTATTCTCGAATGCGGAGTAGGTGCGCCCCAGGCGCTGGCCGGCGTCGAGGAACCACATCTGGCCCCACAGATCCTTCAGGCCATTGCTGGCCGGCGTGCCAGTCAACTGGATGAATCGCTTCACCCGCTTGTGCGCCATGCTGCCCAGGGCCTGGGCCCGCTGGGTTCCCTGCTGGAGCCGGAACCCTTTCAACCGGACAGCTTCATCCGCCACGACGGTGGCGAACGGCCACTTGCTGCCGAGGGTGTCGATGAGCCAGGGCAGCTGCTCGTAGTTGGTGACGTAGACCGGCGCGTCCTTGCGCAGCGCTGCCTTGCGTGCGTTAGGATCGCCCACGATGGGCACCACATCGAGCCCGCGCAGGTGCTGCCACTTGCCCGCCTCGGTGGCCCAGGTGTCGCGTGCGACGCGCAGAGGCGCCAGCACGAGCGTGGGCTTACTCTCGCCCCAGACCCGGTGGAGGATGTCCAGGTGCGTCAGGGTGAGGATCGTCTTGCCCATGCCTGGCTTGGCCCACAGGGCGCAGCGTTCCTGCTGGTTGAAGTGGTCCATCGCCAGGGGGGCGAAGGCACGGGGCGTGTACTCGCGGGTCATCCGGCGAGTCTTTCAAACTTACCTTCACGCGCTGCTTTATGGACAACCGCGACGGCCTTCTCCATGTCCTTGATCGAGATGATGTCGAGCTGGGCATCATGCAACTCGAGCAGCATGTTGAGCGCGGCCATCTCGCCGGCTCGCATCACGAAGTGTTGGTTCTCCCTGCCTCTTTCAGCGATGCACATTAGTGCAATGCGCCCGGCGGTGACGTCATCCGAATACTCTTTGCCAAAGCCGAGCGACCAGAGCGCGACCGTGACGTTGGTCATCGCGGTCATGGTGCGCATGTCTTCGTGGGTAGCTTTGCCCTGGGTCAGGGCGGCCATTGCCCCGTGGTTCTTGATGCGCAGGTCGATCAGGTAGTCATCGTGCTGGGACACCGGCTTGAGGCCTTCCACTACGTAGCCCACCGGGTTGACTAAGACATGGCGTGGCCGGTACTTGCTGCGCTTTTTCATGCCAGCAGCTCCTCGATCTGTTCAAGCGTGCCGATAACCCTGACGCGCTGGCCCATCCTCCGCATGCGCTGGTGCTCGCGGTGCTGTGCGCGTTCGTGGGCATTGGCGGGAAACGTCTTGATTGTCTCGGGGTTTTTGAGCTCGGCCCACAGCGTGGTGCCATAGGCGCCGTCGATAAAACGCTGCTCGTCGTTTGGGAACATCACCAAGCGGTCGGGCGCACCAGCGCGGCCGACCCATTCGACTTTGCGCACTTCGCCGCCCAGATCTTTTACCCGCTTGACCAGGTAACGTTCGATGTCGCGCTCCCTTAACACTTTCAAAATGTTTCCTTTCTAAAATTTACTATAAAGAAAAATAGTGTAGCACGTAATGTAGCAGGTGCTACAGT